TGCTGGTTAGTTTAAATGGTATCCTACAAAAACCGGGTAGTTCTTTTACTATCTCAGGTGCAACAATTACCTTTGCTAGTAATTTAGCAACAGGTGATGTAATAGATTTTATAATATTATTAGGTAATGTACTCGACATCGGGGCACCTTCGGATGGGACGATAACCAATGCAAAATTATCTGGCGATCTTATCTCTGGTGAAACAGATATAGGTGGAGCTATAGCTGATGCTGATTTATTTTTAATGGATGATGGAGCTGGTGGAACTTTAAGAAAAACTGCTGCATCAAGAATTAAAACTTATGTTGGTGGTGGATTATCAGTAGCTGACCAATGGAGAGTTACAGCAAATATAACTGCTAATGCTGATCCAATTACTTCTAATTTAGAACAAATTGATACAACTGGTCAAGGAACAATCGGTTCTGCGATGACACAGAGTTCAGGAGTATTTACTTTTCCATCAACTGGTATTTGGTTAGTATCATTTAATGCTGCTCAAGGAGCTACATCTGGTTCAGATACTATGAATGGAAATATTAATTTAACAACAAATAATTCTAGTTATGCTGACGTTGCTGGTTTTCAGGATGGCTGTAGTAATGAAGGTGTTTCTGGGTATTGTAGCTCTTTAATTGATGTTACAGATACTGCAAATGTTAAAGTTTCTTTTTCTGTAGGCAGTATCGGTAGTGGTTCTTCCTATACTGGCAGCACTACTAAAAATTCAATAATAATGACTTTTCTTAGATTAGGAGATACATAAAATGGCTAAAGATTATTTTCAAGACGCACTTACTACTTTTAATGGTGGTTCTTGGTATGGTTGGAAAACACATGATGATAGTGGAAACAAAATTCCAAACGATCAGCGTATGCAATATCAACACATTAAAATTATTAAAGAAGGTGCAACGATGCCAAGTGAAGCTGATGTTAATGCAAAGATACAGGAATTAAAAGATGCAGATACAGCAGCAGAAACAAAAAATACAAATGATAAAGCATCAGGAAAAACTAAGTTAAAAAATCTTGGTCTTACAGACGATGAAATTAAAGCATTAACAGGAGCTTAATTATGGCAATCAAAGTAGCCAATAATCAATCCTTGACTGCGATTACAGCTTCGTTAAACAAGTTTAACAAAGAAGTGGAGATCCTGTTATGGCTATAAATGTAGCAAACAATCAATCTTTAACAGCCATAACTGCTTTACCATCGGCAATTTCTAGTGGTGCTATGACTTTATTAGAAACGCAGACTGCATCAAGTTCAGCTACAATAGATTTTACAAGTGGAATTGATGATACCTATGATGAGTATGTGTTTAAGTTTTATGATATTCATCCAGCAACAGATCAAGTAGATTTTAGTTGGCAAACAGATACTGGGACTAATACTAGCTATAATCAGACAATGACAACTACTGCTTTTAGAGCTGCTCATGATGAAGCTGATACTGAAATTGCTGCTTTAGGCTATAGAACAGCAGACGATCAAGCTCAAGGAACAAGTTTTAATTTATTAGGTTATGATACTGGATCAGATAACGATCAAAGTATATGTGGTTATTTACATTTATTTAACCCATCATCAACTGTGTTCGTAAAACATTTTATAGCAGTAATGCAAAACGCTGTTAGAGATGATGTATCTCAACAACATAATTCTGCAGGCTATGTAAATACAACAACAGCTTTAACTAGAGTTAGATTTAAATTTAGTAGTGGCAACATAGATTCAGGAGTTATAAAATTATATGGCATTAAATAAATTTAATGAAATTCGCAAAGAGGTTTGCTCATGGCATTAGTTAAATACAATAACAATAGTTTAAGTGCTATTACATCAACAGGATTAACTGCTGGTGCTATGACTTTGATTAAATCTCAAACAGCATCTTCAAGTTCTACTATTAGCTTTGTGGATGGTACTTCAGATGTAGTCTTGGATAGCACATATCCTATTTATTTATTTAAGTTTATTAACTGTCATCCAGGAACTGATAATGCAAATTTTACCTTTAATGGATCAATAGATGCTGGTAGTAATTATAATGTTACCAAAACAACTTCTCTTTTTAGAGCATATCATTATGAAGATGGTAGCACAGGTGCTGGAATGGGATATAGAACAAGTCAAGATATTGCTCAAGGAACTGGATTTCAAGATTTAACTGATAGTATAGGAAATGATAATGATAGTTCAATGAGTGGAAAATTATGGCTTTTTTCTCCAAGTTCCACAACTTATGTGAAGCATTTTATGGCAGAAACAATGTCAGTATATCAAGATACATTAGCTTGGCATGGTTTTATAGCAGGATATTTTAATGATACAAATGATATAGATGCCATTCAATTTAAAATGGATGATGGAAATATAGACGCTGGTACAATCAAACTCTATGGAATTAAGGATTCATAATGGCTTTAGTTAAATTAAATAATAGAGGTGTAAGATCAGCTACTGCTTTTGGAAGTATTACTGGATTAGGTAGTATGGTATTTATTAAAAAGCTAACAGCTTCTAGTTCTGCAACTATATCTTTTGTTGATGGAACAAGCGATGTTGTTCTTGATAATACTTACAAGGAATACTTATTTACTTTTAAAGATATTCATCCAGCTACTGATGGAGTAGAATTTCAATTTCAAGGTAATGCTGCTGGTGGTTCTGGTTATAATGAAACTATTACTTCTACTTTTTTTAGAGCATGGCACAGAGAAAATGGTACAGCTGCTCAACTAGGATATGAAACTTCATACGATCAGGCACAAGGTACAAGTTTTCAAGCTTTAATAGGAAATGTAGGTACAGATAATGACCAATCAACATCAGGATACTTACATTTATTCAATCCATCTTCAACTACATTTGCGAAACATTTTATAAGTAGAATGAACTATTATGCACATGATGATGGTTCAGTTAATGACCATGCAGCTGGTTATTTTAACACAACTTCAGCAATAGACGAAATACAATTTAAAATGAGTTCAGGCAACATAGACGCTGGAGATATTTGTTTATATGGAATTAACTAAGGAGAAAACATGGCAAGACATCATTTAATCAATGGAATAAAAGTAGCCTTTACGGCTGAAGAAGAAACAGCTTGGGATAATGCTGAGACAGCTTGGAGTAATGGTGCATACGATAGAGCTATTGCTAAGTTAAGAGAAGATAGAAATAGACTTTTAGCTGCAACAGATTTTTATGCTTTATCAGATGTAACTATGTCTGATGATATGAAAACATACAGACAAGATTTAAGAGATCTTCCAAGCGGTAAAGATACATTGGATAAAGTAAATAACGCTACATGGCCAACTAAACCTTAATGGCCCGTGTTAATTTTAAAAACTTTACACCTAGAGATAAACCCAGAAAAAGACCAAGACGACATAAAAAGAATTTAAATAAATCAGAAAAAAGAATGAAAAAACGAAAATATAGAGGACAAGGAAGATAATTATGGCAACAACAAATCCAACGTTACCTACAGGTGCGGTTAAGCCGACATCGGCTAATCAAACTACATCTAATAAAGCAACGTCATTAATTGAATCGTTGGTTGCTACTCCTACTTTACCTACAGGTACAACTATATCTCCACAACTACAGAATGTAGCTACTAATGAATTAGTTGCTACTCCTGGAGTAAGTGGTACAGTTGCAGCTGCTACCCCAACAGCACCTACAGCACCTACGGTAACTGGGGCAGCTACTACAGCGGCACAAACAACTACAGCACCTACAATGCCAACTTATGCTCAATATACAGGAGCATCTGCAGGTACATCACCTACAGCAACGGCAGCTACAGGAACTGTAACAGCACCTGCAACAGGGCAAACAGGAACTATAACTTCTGATGCTACAGTTAAAGGTCAATTAGAAGATTTACAAACAGATGTAACAACAGCATTACAGTCTGGTAATCCTATGCCAGTATGGGCAAGAGGTGCAGCTAAAGCAACTGAAGCAGCTATGGCAGCTAGAGGTATGAGTCAAAGTTCTATGGCAGCTGAAGCATTAGCTGAAGGTATTATGAATGCAGCTATACCAATAGCAACAGCAGACGCAGCTACATATAAACAAATGATATTCCAGAACTTAGCGAATAATCAACAAGCTGCTATTACAAATGCTCAAGCATATCTTCAAATGGATATGGCTAACTTATCTAATAATCAACAAACAAGTTTAGCTAATCTACAAACAAGACAATCATTTTTATTATCTGATCAAGCAGCAGCTAATGCAGCTTATCAATTTAATGCAACAAGTCAGAATCAAGTTAATGAATTTTATGATAAATTAGGTGCAACTATTAATGAACAAAATGCTGTAAGAACTGATTCAATGAATCAATATGCTCAAAGTGAAACAAATAAAATTGCAGCAATTAATGCACAGAATCAAGTAGCAGTTGATGAGGCTAATGCAGCTAGAGAATCTGCAATTAATCAATTCAATGCTACAGTAGAAAATCAAAGACAACAATTTAATGTTAATAATCAAAGAGAGATAGATCAATCCAATGCAGTTTGGAGAAGAGCTATTAATACTGCAAATACTGCAGCTACTAATGCTACTAATCAAACTAATGCACAGAACTTATTAAATCTTTCTAACTGGGCTGTATCAGCAGCATGGCAACAATGGAGAGATGAAGCTTCATGGGTTAATACTGCTTCTGAGAATGATCAAAATAGAAATCATAATTTAGCTATGGCTGCACTTGAGAGATCTACAGCAGTAGACTTACAAGATCAAGCTTCTAAAGATTCTATGTATCAAATGATAGGAAAATTTGGATTTGATTTCTTATCTCAAATAACAAAGAAATAGGAGAATATAAATGGGATTTTTTAGTGGAGTAACAAATACAATAGGAAATGTATTTAAAGGTGCTAGTGGTGCTGTAAAAGAATGGGGAAAACAAGCCATAATGAAAAAAGCAGATCCAACTGGAGGTTGGTTAAGTACTGCTCTTTCTATTGGAAGTAGTCTAATGGAAAAGAAAGCTGGAGGATCTGGAGAATGGTCACCAGTAGATACTAGTGCAGGTATAAGTGTACCTAGTACTGGAAGTTATGCAGTAGGATTTAAAAAAGCAGGTTCAGCACAATCACCAGACTTAAGAATGAAAACAGTTGATGGCGATACATTAAATGCTGAATGGGAATACAGATTAAAAAAAGGTTTAAGAGATAAAAATTTATTTAGTTAAGGAGAGATATGGACGAACTTAAAGAAGCACCAAATAACCCCTTTGATGCACCAGTACCTGGTCAGAGTCTAACTGACAAACCAGGGAATGCACCATGGGAACACCCACCACAAATGGTAAATACAGCTGAAGCAGCTGATTTTATATGGGATCAATTATCAACTCCTGAATTTTCAGAACAAGTAATTGCTATGCTAGATGCAGGTATACCTATTGAAGCAATTGCAAGAGTAATATTATTTGGTGGATTTACTGATGGTAAATGGTCACCTGATGTTGCATTTATTATTGCAGAACCTGTAATGAAAATGATTGCAACTGTGGGTATGTTAGGTGGAGTTAAGAATTTTAGAATATCTTTAGATGATATGACAAATGAAAATGAATTAAGTTCTATTATGGATATTAAAAAGAAAAAAGAAAAATTTAAAAAAGCTGCTAAAAATATAGCTGAAGATAAACCTAAGATTGAACAAAAAGGATTAATGGCAGCACCACAACCAGCACAAGAGGAGATGATATAATGGC